AATATAGTTTCTTACGTTCTTCTGTGCAATACTATCCCCAACAATTATTTCTGATTTAGGAATAATTTCAAATTCTTTAAGAAGGAAGGGAGAATCTCTTGATTTATTAAGATCACCTAACCACCCACCAACTTCTGTCTTCTTCCTGCCCTTGAACTCAGTTATATTCTTGAAGTCCTTTGTTCTTCCTGAAGGTTCATGCTTAACCTCAATATAATCCCTTTGTAAGCCCTTAATCTGCCTATATAGAACTGTATCAAAATCGACATATAGATTATATTTCATACAACACTCACCACGCACTTATTTTTCACAATAATTTTCCTTCCATTCTCAATTGGATATTTACCATTCCCTAATTTCTCAATCAATAACTTGGATTCCTTGGTTAAGATCTTTTCTTTGATAGCATCAAGATCCAGGTTAAATGTTCTTTCTAAATATCTTAAAAGAGCATGCTCGGAGACATAAGGCGTTGTATTCAATTCTTTCAGAGAAGCTTCTATACTCTTGATCTTGGTCTTCCTATTGCTTAATCTTTTCTCTACCTCCCTGAGATCAGTTTTTAGGGCATTAACTTCTTCTATTAGCTTTGTCTTTCTCGTCTCCAGTTGTTTCTTTTGTGCTGATCTTTTTAAGTTACTCATTAATCACCTCATAATCACAGCCACTCTCTTTAATTTGCTCCCGTAATGTTTCTTGACAAGGATATATCTGATTAGAGTTTGAACTCACAGTCCACAACATGCCGCTTACAGAACTGGCACAGACTCTAAAAACAATATTGTTACTTTTGTTTACTATTTTCATCCCTGGTTCAAGAACAATATCTTTGATCTTCTCTTTAATGAATCCTCTCCTTTTTAACATCTCTTCAGCATCTTTCCCTACAAAACCAGCTTGTCTAACATCCTCCATGCACATGATATATTCTTGCATTTCCCAATACTCCTTATCAACTTGTGAGAAAACATTCTCCATGATATCGTAAAAGTTTCTATTATAAGAAGGTCTGTACATAGCAGCAACCAAAGGTCTCGTCCTATAGAGATCCATAATCGTAAAAGACTTAACTACTTCATATTCTTCTTCCATAGGTTTCTCCTTATTAAATTGTTCATTAAGTAATGCTTGTGCATGCTCAACATCCCGTAACGCCCCACACCCTTCACAATTTCCTTTAAGATTAAAACTTTCACAGTGTGATTTGCAAGGTAGGCAACTAAAGTGCTCAAGCAAGCTTTGTAATGCTAATACTAATTTATTATTATCTTTATTACTCATCCCAACCAATCCTCCATTTTAATTTCATTTCCACAAGTATCTATTTTATCTTTCAAAGTATAAGCTATTACTTTAATTCTTGTGGGTAATTCTATGAAGTTTATATCAAAACCACTTCCAGCTGTCAAGGATTCTTTTGAGATAAATCTCTTCCAGTACTCAGATATCTCATTGTATCTTTTTAGAAGTTCTTTGCAATACATATCAAAATCAGTGTCGGAAATGACACTGCAATCCAGCTGGTAGTACATATAAGAATATGTAACATAGTGCCTGCACAATTGTTCTGTTGATCTTTCTTCAGGCTTCATTTATTTTCTTCAATATATTCAATGTATTTCATTAAACATTCCTCGCAGCAAAAGTAATATCCAGACATGACGAATAATTCTGTTGATTTCATACTGACGTTAGTTTCTTTTTGGCACACGTAACAGGTAGTCCCCATTTTGTCTCCTGTATATTTTATATTCTAATAAATTGATTTTAGCTCTTGTCGAATTACACGCCTTTCGGCCTGCTTGTTATAAAATGTTGGTCTATACCCCTTGCAATCTCCGGCGGGGCAATCAGTGTGGCAGTTGTAATCATTCCAATCACATAAGCCATTTCTCCAACGACCCCATCCTTGTATCCGCACAAAATTGATGCAGTTGCCGCATGTTTTTTGTCTATGCATAGGTCACACCGCTTAATATATTATACTCTTTACATCCTCAAAACAAAAATCCCCAAATGGATTTCCATAAGGGGATTCTATTACAAACAGATCGTAATGTCAAGTATTAATTTCTAAATTTAAGAGGTTCAGCAACTTCACTTAGTTTCTGGATTGAATCAAGCATAGTATCAATAGCCTCTCCTTTCGAGATGCATTCAATACTTTTTTCGTTAAGAGCTTTAGCAGCAAGTTCTTCCGCAAGAGAGATCAACATGAGTTGCGAAGGAGACAATCCATCTCTTGTTTGTTTAACACCAGTTTTCTTTTTGATATTCTTAGCAGTCTCCCCAAGGATCATAAGATTAATATCATCAGTAATCATTCCGTAACCATGGTTACCAAGATTTTTAATCTTACCAATTGTACTTGTGAAATCATTCCTCTGTGTAATACCAATTAATCTTGTATTGATCCACTCATCCGATTTACCAAGTCTTTTGTATTTCTTCTTATAATTCTCAATGTTCCTTACAATACCCTTCTCTGGGTAAGCCTCTTCAACAATATAAGTCTTGATGTATTTGTTGAATTCAATGTGAAGATCAGCAGAGAGATACTTTGCATATGCTGATGCTATCTGCCAATGTGCGAAGGTTCCACCGTAACGCCCTTTGGTTGTTTTTAAAAGGTCGCTTTTTCGACCTATTCCTTTTTCTTCAATCTTTTCAATAAGTTCCTTTGTGCTTCTTTTCTGAAACCAAAGAGAAGGTTTCTTATGATTAACCTTCCCTGTGGAATTCCACATATTAGTGAGGTTAGTCATTTTGTTGTCATTGAAATTGATTGTGATGTTGTTGTAAGTGAATTCCATAATGTTCTCCTTGTTAAAATAAAAAAGTCCCCGTAAACCTTGTTGATCTACGAGGACTCTATAACAAACGGATTGGAATGTAAAGAACTATTTTTATTCTTCGGTAATTTCTCCTGAATGGTCATCAGTAGTGGAATGATCATCAGTATTGTCCGAATGATCTATTACTGAGTTATCATCAGTTCTATTATCACTATTATCGGAATGATCATCAGTAGAAGAATCATTGTCGCTATCCTGAGTCAGAGAACTTGAATCTTCTGCATGATTAGTCTGTACATCTATTCTTTCTGATTTATCAACTGTAACTTCATTGTTTTCACCTGATACATTAATGTTATCGGATTTTACAGCTTTAACAACTTCGACAGCAGCGTAACCAATAATACCTTTAGTTATGACATCAGCAAGGGGTTTAATAATTTGATTCTTGTGTTGTACAGCTTTAGTTTTCTGTTGTGGTATTTGTGAATACAACGTAATAACAGTACCATTACTCTGGGGAATAAGGGCTATGGGTTTAGGAGCTTTGTTTGATTCCGTGGATAACTTTTCCTGTAGTTCATAAAAAGCTTTCTCATTAGTGATTGTCTGAACAATCTTAGTTCCATCGGGCATGATAGTCACAGTCTTTGAACTACAACTAAATAATCCCGCGAGGAGTACTATAAAAATTACAGTTAGGATGTTGCGCATACTAAGCCTCCATGTTATTGATAATGTATTCTTTTATATGAACTAAACCATGATCCTGTATCTTTCCTTTGATGTTGTACCACTTCTTATCCGATGGTAAGTAGATTGTCTTACAAGAAGGTAATACAAATCTACTCCATCCGACTTTAGGAACAAGGTCATCCCTGTCGAGAAATATAATTCCATTAGGAAGATAAGTACTTTCTCTGTAGCACTTGATGGGGCAGAACATCACGCAATGTTCAGCACTGAGGGTACTACTGAGGTATGCTGCTGTGCCCGTGGACTTAGAATGACCACAAACTAATAGTGGGACACCAGGGACTCTCCTAAAGCTCTCTAAGATCCTCTCAGCAGCTACTACAGCACCATATTTGATACCATTCTTTGAAAGAAGACAAAGATTCCAGAACCAATCCATTAAATCATTAGTTCCTGCTATTGCTAATACTTGTATTGGTTTATCATTATAATACGACAGATAAGAATTCCACTCAGTGCTTTTGTTGTTTTTACAATTGCCTGAATACACATCAAGGACTTTGTTAGCTGCTAAGAGATAGAGTTCTTTACTCATTTAGTAGCTCTCCCCACAGCAATCCCAAAAAGACCTGTACCGAATGATTGTACAATCTCAGCAGCAGCAGGAGTAAGAGAAGGAGCAAAGATAACACAAATCCCTAAAACCAATATAGAGAAAATGACTAAGTTTTTATCATCGAACAAATGATCTTGCATACTCTCTCCTATTTATATCCGTTATGTACAAAGCTCAGGTGGTTCCCATCACCGAATCTTCCACCCCATTTTGCATATTTATTAAGGGACTCCCAGAAAGTACCTAATTCTTTCCATACTAAGTGATTACCATCGGAGATGTACTTATTATCAACAAACAAATTAAAGTCGACAGCAAGCCTTAATTTATGCACTGAATTGGCACTACTGTAGGATTTCTTGATCCCGGAGTCACCATGTACTCTTTTATCTCTGTATGCATCCCCGAAGGTTAATCCATAGCCTTTAGCGGTAGCATAATTAATCAAGATGCCAATGCACTTAGTGAACTCTCGTTGTTTATCTCCTAATCTCATTATTGTTCCTTTGGTAATAAAGTTCCATCCAAAGCTAAATCCCAACCAACTCTACTAAGGATATGATCCTCATTGAAGACAAGTTTAGTATCACTTTGGACTGATATGATAGAAATCAAAAGAGTATCTCTGTAGATAAGAGCTTTGCCATCTCTCTGTAGAAAAGCATACTCAGAGATATCACCCACGAAATTAATTTGTTCTACAAGGCCATCAATTGTAATTCCTACAACACCGGATAAGATATTAATACTCTCGTACCCTCCGCTACCGAACACAAAAGCACCACTATTTGAGATATCTATATTCTGGTTATTCTTACCAAGATAGATATTCCCTGAGAGTACTGAAGGAAGGCTGTACAAAAGTTTATTGGTTGTTGGTTTGTTGGAAGGAATTACTGCTACTTGTCTTGCTGAAGTTAACAAAATAGAAGTTACAACCTCAACATCAGTAATATCATTAATCTGTCTATCTTCAGCAATAAGAGCAAGAACTCCTGTGACTAATGGGCAAGCGAAACTTGTACCGTAATAAGATCCGTAATGAGTTGTACTATATCCATCAAGGTCAGCGCACCAATTATAATAACCAGGAGCAAGTATATCCACATCTGCTCCGTAGTTGGAGAAAGAACAAAGAGTATTACTACTATCAGTAGCACCAACACCAATTACATGATCATGACAAGCAGGAGCTTGTGCAGAAGACTGTGTTTCATTTCCTGCACTCCCAACGCATATAATTCCATGAGAGACTAAATCATTAATCTCATCCTTAAGAAACAGAGGATCAGTGGAATTAAAACTCATACTAAGGATACTGGGGTTGTTATTAGTTTTATTAAGATGATGATCAAGCAATCTATCAAGAGCTATTAACACATACGAGGTTACATCCAACCAGACAACAACATTAAGAATATTAGCTTCTTTAGCTACTCCGCAAGTATTACCTGCTGCTTGGGATGCACAACAAGTCCCATGAGTATTTGTGTAATAAACATCACCCCCGCTTTGGGAATAGATTGTTTGTACTCTTGAGCTATTGATACCTTGAAATTCAATATGAGATTCCTTGATTCCTTTGTCCACAAAATAAATATCAACATCCTTACCTGTTTTGTTGTAAATGTAGTCAAAAGGATCATTGCATACAACAGGTAAAGCCCAATTAGGAGGGTTTGTTTGAGTCCCGGAGAAAGTGATAGGCAAGTCCTCTGTGACAGATACAACACCCGGTATTTGCTCTATATGGTTCTTGGGGAGATCAGTACTAACAATAATAGAATTAAGGAGAGACTTGGGATTACCCACTTTCTCAAAAGTATTCACCAGGATATCTCTTACTTGTGGATTCTTTATTCTTACTATGTATCTTTTCATAATCTCTCCTTATTAATATTATACGGGCCAACCAGTTGTTATATCCGTATTAATATCATTATCTATTGCTGTTGTCAATTCCATCTCTCTGGTATGACAAGCTTGAATATGATTGAAGACAGCTTGACCAATGGAGATCATAGTTACTGAATCAAATTGGGCATAACCCACGGATGTTTTAAAATTTATAATAACATCTGGATTGTTCTGGCATCCCAATACAGCCCCATCTATTTTTCTTTGGTCTTCTTTATCAGTATTAATGAATGTACCATTAGGGAGGGTAAATCCGCCGAACTCAATCTTTTTTCTATATTCATGAAGTTCTTTTAGTTTATTTTGTTTCTGAATCTCAAGAGAGATTTCACTTAACGTGTAATCCTTAGTTACAAGCTTAGTATCGGAATCCCAAGTGTACTGTGGACCACTTACTGTATGAGTTTTGGAGTTGTACTCAGGTGCTGCACCAACAATAGGAAAGAGGTTCATACTTGCGTATGTCTCATCGGAAGATTTAGCTCCGAGTTTCTTTCCTTTAAAAGAACTTCCTCGCCTGATGTTCAAGGCTTTGATTTCATTGTTTATTACATGAGCGTATATTTGATTCATATTATTTCCTTATGCGTTAGGATCAACGTCGGAACCTGGGGTAACGGTCCCATTGACAGTGAAGTTCGAACCATAGAGGTTATTCCCGAGATTATCAGGGTCATCAAATGGCATGTAGATTAATGGTTCCGGGATTAGTTCATTCTCTATCTGTTTACTGAGGTCCTTGGGGTATCCGAGTTGATCGACAAAGAGATTACGGTTTGTTTCTTGCGAGAAGTCTATGTAGTCCGTAGTGAAGTAAACAAAACCAATATCACCATTGACATAATTCGCAACAGTCCCCCCAGAACCACTATTTGTAGTAACTAAAGCACCAATACCTATATCTGTAGTACTCCCAAAGGGTATTGTACCGGAGTTCAAGAAAGACCCTGTTTTGGAGGCACCATTAAGATAAGCATTTTGCGTACTTGTCCCTACATTGACGCTAAAAAGAAGTATATTCCAATCCGTGTTGTTTAATCCTAATGATGTCAATGTATACCTTGTAACTCCACTGGCATTTAATAAAGTAAAATCTTCATCAAAAAAGATCAATGAACTGTCTGGAAAACCACCGTTATTGAAGGAGAAATTTAGATAATGTTTATTAGCAACAAAAGTTTGTTTAATTGCAAAAGCAATTGTTACTGTATCACTGTCGGCTAAGTTAGTTAATGTTTGAGTAGTTAAATACCCAGTGCTACCATCAAACGCTGCACTCCTTGACCAAAACTCACTACCACCTCGCGCACCAGTAAGACCACCACCATTCAAAGTAAAATCCCCACTGGTACCAAGATTCTCACCTGGGTTATCAGCGGAAATTGGCATAGCGATCAATGGTGTGCTTCCTGTTTCTTCGAGGACTTGTCTGACTGGTTTTGGGAGATTGTTCTCCGAGTCCCAGAAGGGGTTGTTTGTTGAGAGGTCTGTGTAAGAATCGTCTAAGTAAAACTCCCCAATCACTGCACTGCTTGTATCATTTCTGATATACAATTCAGTGTCCAGGGCGATAGTTTGACCAGTAGAAAAAAGGGAGAAACTCATATAGCCCGACCTATCGACCCCATTTACAAAAGCCCTGCAATTAACTTGTGCGTCCATATCAATAGAGATAGAAATGAAAGTGTTTCTATCCAAGGAAGTATCACTAACTATATCTAACTGTAAGATTGTTGTATTAGATGAGTTAGCTAAATATACTCTTATCTTATTATCTGCGTTCCTGTATTGAATAAATGAATGATTACTTGTGGTTGAAAAAATTATAGGCGACGCACCTACAGCCATACAATTAAAGGAGAATGTAAAAACTTTAGATGAATAACTCGCACTCCTTGAAAGTGAGTCTGTACTATCAAACTCACTCGCAACACAGTTATTCTGATTGGGTCCTCGTTGAGCTTGATCAAGAACACCATTTTGTATGAAGTCTCCACCAGTACCGAAATCATTGATATGCGCTGTGGTGTAGTCTGTCATTGACATGCCTATGATTGGGTTTAGGGATTTCTGATCCATGGAGGGTTTAAGATCAGCGGTAATGAACAATCTGCGGTTGGATTCTATTGAGAGATCCCTGTATGTGTAATCGAGGAAGAGATAGGATAGCCGGCCTTTATTAGAAGTAATGCCTTGCAGCCCAGCAATCCAATGATCCGATTGAGTGAAATCTATATTATCGTTCGTTAATGTCTCTGTGGTTAATGTTAAATTATTATCATTGATATAAACATGACTTGTGCTGGCAGCTAAATCAACTGATACAAGTAAATTAACCCATGTACCATATATTTTACCTGTGGATATATTTGTACTGCGAAGTAAACAAATAGTAGTTCCTACAGTATTTTTTAAATTTATATCTAACTGAGATGTTGTGAATGAAAAAACAACTTTCCCTCCCGTTGAGTTATAAAGATAAGCAGTAGCAGCGGAATTACCTACATAAACCAAACAACTAAAAGTAAAAGTCTTACTATCAGTATTCCCGGTTAAGTCACTGGAACGAGATAAGTAATCATTACTCCCGTCGAATGAAGTAGCTTCAGCACCAGGATCAGGAACTACGGGCTTCATTTTAAGCCAATCATTAAGGGCCATTATGCAACTCCTTCGTAGAGTTTACTCCCCATGAGTGCTGTCCCACCATCAATAGTCACAAAGAACGCAATATCTCTATTACCACTGGAACTCCAAGTAGGTTCAGTATCCTCATTCCATTTAACACTTGCTGGCCAAGTGATTGTGTAATCACCAGCAGCTTCCATAATAATAGTAAGATAATCCGCAGTGCCTGTTGCTACAAACCCCGAGAATGTAAAGGTAAGATCCCCTGCAATTGTGCATTCAACTACATTTCCGTCCCCTACATTAATGGTAGTATTTGTACTGATAGTCCCAAGATCATTAACATCCTCGAAGCCATCTACTTTCCAGTAAGCACTATTAGTTCCTGGCTCTATTGTTGTTACATCAGCAATATCCTGAACAAGATTCCAGTACTTATTCTCATGCAGGACACTCGCAGGGATATCTAATGCACCTGTTAGTGTACTCCAAGCACCAACAAAATTAGCAGCACTTGATGCTGTTGAAGCTGCTGCCTCTGCATTTGTTTCTGAAGTAGCAGCATTACTTGCTGAAGTAGAAGCAGCAATCTGATCCGAATTAACATCAGCAGCAGTACTATTAGCTTCAGTTGTCCAAGTACTAATCTTGGATAACCAAGTATCCATATACGCAGAAAAATTATCTGGGTCTTGTCTTGAGGGTACGGGTTCTAAGTCAGTATTTATTGGCATTATGTAAGTCCTTCCCATCTAATTGTTAATACAGAACGAGAGTGGTATTGAAGGGTCACTCTCGCATCTTTGTAGTACCCATAAACAAGTAATACTCCAGCTAAATTATTCCCTTCTGTTGGAATACAAACAAGAGGTGTTGCTCTGTATTGCTCAAGAGTATTCTTTAAGTATTGCACAAGCGAGTTATCAAGCATTAGATCAAAACTTGTCTTATTTGAAAAAGCTCTTTCTGTTACGGAGAAATTACCAAAGATGTCCTGTGTCTTGGTACTGAAATCCTTAATCTCAAAATCAGCACCTCTTTCAACTGATTCCATAAAAGTCAGAACTCTTCCTACTACAATCTCCCCACAAGAGACTGTTGAGGTATCAGTTGCTCCTGATATGATTATCTCAACAGTAGCAGTACCATAAGGAGGTAAGTCCGTGGTTTCTGCACTTGTATTATTAATGATTGGATTAAAGCAGTAAGTGTAACCATCGAACACATTATCAGTGGAGATTAATTCAAGAGTATTATTATATACTTCACCATCCGTTGGGTCAGTTACAATGACCTGTATAGTTGATGCATTTACATTAAAGAATGCTACACCTTCGAGTAATCCCGGCTCCAATTTATAATATATCGAACCCGTTCTTTGTGTCTGACTTCCTACTTTCTCATCAAATACTCTCCAAGCATTTGTAGCGCCTCTTTCTATCCACCAAGCAGTATCAGTAAGGGCATTCCCTGTGTTACTTGCTTGCAGTGATTGGTACTCCTTGTGAGTAGTATTATCTATTACTACATCATCAAGAGCATAAGTAGTACCTGCATTATATTCTTCGTAAGTAGTGGACCTGAATCTCCACCAAGTAGTTTCAGTTGTGGGATCTTTGTTAAGGTTTGTATCCTGAAGGGATTCATAAATATCCCTCTTAGTTCCAGTGGCAATATAAACTTCATCACCACTGGAATAAGTAGTCCCTGAGTTCCAAACAACGGATACTACATCATCGATATTTGTCTCTATTAATATAGCATCCGTTATATCCGTAGGAGGAATTATTTTCACTATGTTGTCCTTTCTTCAGGGAGTCCTGTTACATCCCATTGTTCCAAATATTCCGTATTATTGTCAATATTTACAAGGACTTTTACTAAAGCGATAGCCTGTGCTTCTTGTTCCGATCTCAGTTCTTTCACTTCATTAACCAACTCAGTCATTTCAGAAGCAACATTTTCAAGAGAATCTTCTTTGGAAATACTCACCATCTCGCCTTGGGATACCCTCATCTGAGGATAGTACAGATTGTCAGTCCCCGCAGGACCAGAGGCTTTAAAACTACCACCGGTTCTGAAACCAAGAACACTTTTGTACTGATCAAAATTCTGAGTAGCTTCCGGTAGTAATTCATTCCAAGCAATGCCAGTTGTAGTTCCTAAAGTATAAGTCCCATCGGGTTGGAGTTTTGCTTTATCTGTTACTGCTTTAGATAACTCAAAGACATCCGGCAACGGGCTTGAAATACTTCCTGTTGTAGTAGTAGGGCCAGGCGTGAAGCCCGAAAATAACGGATCAGAAGTTAGCTTCTCTTTGGATGCTGTGTTAAAATTAGCCATCAATTGTTCAAGGGATAAGCTTGAATCAAGAAGTTTATCCAACTTCTCAATCTCCGCTGTGTACCAAGTACTATCAAAGTCAGTCTTAGCATCCTCGTACGCTGTTCTTGCTGTATTAATATCCTTTAATTGCTCATCTGTACCTTCAACTTCAGCTATAAGAGTTTTCATCAAAGAAACTTGCTGTTCAGCTTCAGTGAGTTGATTGCTAAGTTCTCCTTCCAGATTGGACATCAGGATATTAGTCTTAGCAACTTCTATAGCATATTCAAGTTCCGTTTTAGCAGAGGACTGAGCAACACCCAAGTAATCCTCTGATACTGATATTAAGTCAGAAATGGAGTCAGTATCACCACTTGTAACAGAAGATAAAAGGCTTGTTCTTTCAGCAAGTAAGGATCTCTGTAATTGTTCGGTTGTACCGACAAACAAACTCCCGAAGTCAATCTCGTCCCTGAAATCCTTAATACTATCAACAGCGGATTCCAAACCAGAGACTAAGCTTTCTTGCGAGGAAAGTTCTTCATTCAACAAAGACAAATAATTCTCTTTTGCTGTGGAAAGATTACCTTCAAGGATATCTCTTTCCTTAATTAAACCTTCTCTATAAGCTTCCGCAGCTTCATTAAACTCAGATTCCCTAAAACTCTGCTCCAACTGATCAAGCTGTTGAATAATATAAGTAGTTGCTATACCAATTTCTTCTTCTGTAGCCCCCAACTTCATGAGATTATCAATTAAGGTATCACCGGAATCCCTTATTGACTTAACTTCATTCTCGTACTCAGTAAGACCAAGTGTCTCAATATAGGATTTAGGAGCTTCCAGGAGACTTTCTATTGCTTGTCTATCCTGCAAGGCAAAGATTTGCTGTTTTAGTTCTCTGTTTGATTCAAAAAGAGCTTCAACTTCTCTCTGCCTGAGTTTTACAGTATCACCTTCAAGAGTAAGTAATTCTGTTTCAAGAGCGTACCTCTCAGCAGCTATCTCAGCTGCTCTATCAGCACTCTCTTGGTTCTGCTTGTCTTGCTCATCAGCTAAGTCCTTAACAGCACTTTCTTGTTCTTGATAAAGGCTTGTAAGTAAGGATACCGCTGTTGCTACACCATCGAATTGCTGTGTGTCAGGTAAAGCATTAAGGGCTTCGGATAATGACTCAACATCTGTTATAGCACTGTTGAGGTTACTGACCAAAGAAGCTTGGTCTATTGTATTGCCTATACCGGAAGCTATATAAGCATCAAAATCAGTGCCTGTTCCACCAGTACCCGCTACAAGAGATGGAACAAGATTGGCGAAATCTACTTCACCAGTCCTTAAAGCATCAGTCCAATACTTCAGACCTTCAGCAGCGGCTTGTCTCCCAAATAACTGAGTAAAGGCATCATTAACAATGCTCTCGTAAGCACTGGACAAAGAACTCTCAGCACTTTGTAATTGATCTTCTAAAGCACTCTTATCCACTTTAATTACAAGATTACCGAATGTCCCAGGAGCACCTTGTAATTCTTCTTCTGTAATACCATCCTTCAGGATCTGATAGAACAGACTTGATACCTGAGTATCAAAGATGCCTTGTGCTTTCAGAAGAGTATTAACATCAGTAGTAGCGCCTGTTGCTTCATTAACAGTTACTTGAGACCCAGCTATTGTCTGTTGTCTTTGTCTCTCAAGATTCCTGAGTTGCACTTCATAAGCAGCATTTACTTTACCAAGAGAAAGACCAAGATCTTCCGCAGTCTTCTTTTGTTCTTCGTACCAGGAATTAAGAGATGCAAGAGATTGCTCATAATCAGTAAGAAGATTGGATGAGATAGTCTCGTCAAGAGCTTCGTTGAACTTATCAATCTCTTTGCTCAAGTCCTTAAAGCTTTCAACAGCTTTATTGAACTCATCTTCGACTTCATCAAGAGCGGAGAGATCCAGTGTATTGAAATAATCAACAACAGTCTGAATATCATTACCGGACTCAGTAAATATCTTTCCTACTTCTTCATTGATCTGACTAATATAATCACTGTAGATTGTCTCCGCTGTTTGTGCAGCAAATAAATTAAGTGATTGTTGTCTGATAGTAGTACCAAAATCAACACTACCTGTAGTTAACTGTTGAGAAATACTCTGTGATGTAAGACCAGTAAGATAAGCACCAAGAGCTTCATTCCTTACAGTCTCCGCTCTTGTTAATTGTTCAGTACTTGCATTAGCATCCTCAAGAGTATCAACCAATGCTGCCCAATTATCAGTTAATGCATTGATCGAACCAACAACTGAAGTATTAGCAAAACCCTCGACACTTTGCTCAATAGTTCCAAGAACTGTGTTGATGGTATTAATCTCTTCGAATGCTTTCTCAGCAGAAAGACCAAGCCCCTCAGTTCTCTTTGTGAACTCCTCAACAAACCCATCAGTATCTTGTACTATGGAACCGAATCTAACAAATGTGTCAAAAAGATTCTCACCTTGTGTTTGGATTCCTTTGAAGAAATCTTCACTGAACACACCCCCGAGATCAGGAGATACAAGTTGGTCCAGTAAAGGCTCTCTTAAGGTTTCAAAGGATTGGGTCACAAGTAAGTCAAATGCTTCCTGTATGGCCTCTTCTGATCTATCCCTTGCCTTGACATCAATATTAAGAGAAGTGCTCTGTAGGGCTTGATTAACGTCCAATTCAAGTGTATCATTAATATTGTCAAATACTGTGTTGAAGTAATCAAGAGTTATCTTGGATATTGAATCTTTAGCTTCTTGTGTACCAACACCACCAATATCCGCTACAAAATCAAATACATCGGAACCGAGGATCTGCCCTTGGTTAAGATTACCTTGCTGAGAGCCAGTTACACCAATACCGATATTCGGAGGTGTGGGTTCATCACCTAATAATCCACCAAGAACACCTCCAATAACTGCTCCTGCGATTGCTCCCACAGGACCACCAATTGATGTACCAGCAGCTAAATACCCACCAAGACTTGCACCTGCTCCTGAAGTTAGTCCAGAGAATTCTGACTGAGGAAGCCCTAAAGCACCACCTAATAAAGAATAACCTAAACTTCCTGCTGCACCATAACCAAGGACATCTCCGTAAGAAATACCACCTTGTTGTGTTACAGCAGCACCAATACCAGGCCCTTGGTAAGCTACACCAGTTCCGGGAACTGTACTCCCCAAGAACCCAGTAACTGAATCAAATCCGGGGATATTGGACAACGCAGAGAGACTACTCACAGCACTACCACCAGGGGCTGCGGGAGTAGATACCCCAAAATACCCACCAATGCCTTGGACAATAGGCACAATGATCGGTTCAGCAATAGCTTTAGCTGCCATATCAGCAAGCATGCTGAGGAATATATCAAACATTCTATCAGTGAAATCACTGAAGTCATCTATAGTTTCGTCGAAGATTCCTTTGAATACATCGGAGGTTTCATCTTCTATGTCAGAGAGGAAGTCTTCGTATGCTTTCTGAGCTTTTTCTTGTTCTTTTACATTATCTTTTATTGCGTTGGTTAAGTCATTAAAATTATTCTTTGATTTTTGTGCAGAATCACCTGTTGATTTAGCTAATTTCTCTGCTGCTGCTTGTCCTTTGGTTATAAAACCTTCTAACTGTTTTACTTGATCAGCCAATTCGCCAACTGGAGTGATACCTGATTTTTTAATATTTTCTAAAAGATCTGCTGCCTGTCTGCCCTGAGAAGCTTGTAACTTAAGATTCTTTTCAAGTTGTGCGGCCTCGGCTTTAGAGAGTTTTAGGATACTTTGTAATTGCTTGATTACTTTATCGTTTGCAGTCAACTCTTTGGAAGATGATTCCCCTTTAATCTTTTTATACTCATCCTCAAGGCTTGTTCTCTTACTTACTAAAGTTTTAAGTTGGTCCATAAGAGAAAGACCTTTAGCATCAAGTGCAAGACCGGATTCTTTTATTTTGAGTAGCAAACTTTCTGCTTGAGAGATATCCGTTAAAGAGTTCTGAATTTCCTTCAACCTCATCTTCTCAGCATCCGTGAGTTTCTTGGACTGTTCTTGATTACTCTTTAGTGACTTCTTGGTTATTTTGTCCAAGGATGCAACTGTTTGTGTAACTAAATCTATAATTTTACTGCTTGGGAGGGGCCTTGTCAGGATCTCCCCTAAATCTACAACCGCAATCCTCGCTGCTTCTCTCGCTAAGTTTGTTTGTTCCGTTACTACCTCACCAAAATCTGTTAATCCTTTAGGGAGAGAAATTTCAGGCAGAGAAGGGATTTTGTTGTACAGGTCTATAAGACTTTGTAAAGCCATTATAGGGCCATTAATTATCGTATTAGATAATTCCCAAAACAACACATTCATCTCTTGCAAAAGGATGTCTATACCTTTGAAAGCAACCTCCACAGTCCTCTTCAAGATAGCAATAGCATCAGCAATAGTGGTTACAGAAACTACAACAGTAGTTCTTACCTTCTCTGGATCAAGGGACCTTAAGAATTTTGTTGTTTCATCTGCCATTAATTGTAGGGTTGCTATGATACCAGAGGACGAAAGTAATCTCTGGAACTCGGTTGTTGCATTATACATCCTGTTAAAAGATGCTTCTACTCTATCACCAGCCAAAACAGCGGCAGCAGCAAAATCATTCTCTAATACATTCGCGAATCTTGGGATAAAATCTTCAGCAATAACTTCCCCATTTTTAAGCATGTCATTTAGCTTCTGGGTTGTTACTCCCATAGCAGTAGCAGCTTTCTGAAAGGCTCCAAAAAGGCGTTCTCCTAATTGACCTCTTAATTCTTCTGCTTGAATATTTCCCTTGGAGATCATCTGAGTTAATGCTCTCAATGAACCTTCAGTGTCATCAGCGGACATTCCTAAAACAGCAGCAGCTTTGTTTATAGCTAAGAATATCTTTCTTGCATTTTCTCCCTCTAAGGATGTCCCTTTAGACGCTGCGATAACACCTTTATATGAGTTTTCAAGGGTATCTAATCTAAGACCAAGGGTTTCTGCTGTATTAGCCACAAAACTAATCTCTTCTCTTGCGGCTTTACTATTTCCTGTTATTGCAGCATAACTTCTATTCAAGGAGTCAAGTGCTATTCCCGCCTGGACGGTATCTGAAACAAACTGTTGTAGTTCCATCGTAGCCAGTACAGTTGCATACCCAATCGCAGCGGCACGTACTGTTTTAAATGTATTCCCCATAGTGGAGGTTTGTTTCTCTAATTGCTGTTCCTTCTTCCTTACGTCATCCAGAGCTTTGGAAGTCTTCTCCAAAGAATCAACATATGATCTATTCTCACCTGTGGTGTCCCTAACAGCTTTTTTAACGGTACTAAGGGCAGCACCGTACCTTTGTGCGAATTGTGTTGAATTGATAAGCCCAGAATTTAATTCGGAAACACCTCTTTTAAGTTTCTGAGTAGCAGTATTAATCGTTGCTTGTTGCTTTGCCAACTTATCCGCAGCAGTAGCGGAAGCTTTAATGGCTTTTTCTTGTTCTCTGATTGCTGTATTTGATTTCTTTACAGCTTCAGCAGCACTAAGGATACTCTTCTCGTACTTGAGATTCTCACCATATGAACTTTTAGTCTCTGACTTTAGTTCACTAAGAGCTTTCCCGTACCTGAGAGCAAATTGCGTTGAGTTAATTAGTCCTTTGTTAAGCTCGGAGACACCTTTATTTAAAGCAGCTGCTGCTTGTTCTGTATCTTTAAGAGGTTTACTCGGAGAGCTTTGAGGTTTTCCAAAGGATTCAAAACTCTCTCTGAGCATATTGATATTTTTCTCAAGGGTTGTGACACTATTTACTATTTTATTAGAAGCAGTATCAACATTCTTGAAAGCATTTTCTAAAGCTTTTACACCGGATTTCACTCCACTGACATCAAGATTTATACGAAGATCAGCCATCTATATTCCTTTGCTTTAGTTACTTATTCTTTCGTTGTTTCTCTAATTGCTTACTCTTGACATCAATGAATTTATTATCCATGGATCTCATGTAGAAATTAAAACTATCAAATTCTTCTGGTGTATTTATTCCCCATCTTTTAGCATACTCATTAATAGCAGTCCAGGGAATGGGGAAAAGCTCATGTCTTGTGGTACTCAGTTCCCAGAAGGATTCCCATGAGAACCTAAGATCATTTCTTAATTTAACCTCTTTGAGTCCGTCTTTAAGTTCCTGGGTGAGCTTACCTTTCATCTTCTTGGCGGCTCGCTCAGTCCAGGAATTCTTTTTTCTCCTAATTACGGACTCAAGGGTTTCCGTTAGTTTTTTACGTCTTCTTCCTCTTGTTTAAGCAAGAATGTTTGCATCTTTCCTGCATGATCAGTAAGTTTTGAATAGTAATCAGGGATAGCTTTCAGGAGTTTAATAGCATGTCTGTGAGAATAAGGTTCAATGGTCTTTTTACCTTTTGAATCTCTCACAAGAATACCATCAACCCATTCATCGTCCTCATTCAGTGTTTTCCAGTCCTTGATGACAGCTTTAACAAAAACCTCAAGAGCCAAGTCCTCAGCTTTCTCTCTATTCACATCATCCTTAAGACTTTCAACATTAATATTGTATTTCTTGGAAAGCTTCTCGAAGATCTTACCGTACTGAGTATTCTTCCCACCCATACGGGCTATTTTTACTTTAGCGGGACCTTCTGTAATCCATTTACCACCCACTTCTTCTTTTTTGTTAGTTTCGTACATTGCATAAAGATCAGTCATAGTTACCCCTTTATTATCTGTTTTTAATTTCTTCTAAGTTTTTACCTGATTTCAACAAAGTTATGGCCTTAGTGATTTCCGCTTTTGTGAGATAGCATTCCAGCCACACAGTGTTCTCTTTTCCACATTCAAGATCCATAGTGATCTTCTTAATTGAAAGGGCTTCTGTGATGTCTTCGTCTTCATCTGTTAAAACTCGGATGTCGGAAGGGGCTAACCCGTCAACTCTGATTTTCATAAATTCTCCTTGATTTATTTTATTTAATTTGCCCTTGTAAAACTGAGAGGAAAGAGTCCAAGGGATAAACTCTTTTCGGAGGTATACGCTCCTATCCTCTCAGGTATTAGTTATTATTCAGGAAGGTGAGGGAAGTCTGTTACACTAAAAACATAATCAAGTGCGTTGTCCTTGAAAGCCTCAATATCCAGAGTTACTTTGATAGTCTCATTCCTCGGGAAAGATTTATTAGCACTCCCGAGAGTGATAGCGGGAAGGTCGAAGCACAAAGCACCATCATCATTATCCAAAACCCAGTTCATTTTAACTGTGGTGTTAGCTCGTACAATATCAGTAATCCTACCGGAAGTGAAAAGAGCTTCAGTACTTGCTGATACATTAAGAGTGCCCACTGAGTTAACAACTGAACCAAGCTGCCCAAGAATCTTCTCGGGTGTGATATTATTGTTGATAGTCAAGTCCATGTTCTTGAAATAGACACCAACATCATTATTATCGAGATCCTTCAGGTAGATCCTTGCGAAGTCATTTGTAGTATTATACGCATCAGTATCAGTAGGCTCTTTATAGCCGCCTTTAGTTTTAGCAGTATAGACCATTGCTTCACTATCAAGACCAATAAAACCCCAATTCACAGTTGCTTTATCAGTAAGTGCTGTGTTAAGAGTCACCTGATTGGGGCTACAACCATTAATATATTCCCAACCATCCACAGGATTACCGGTCGTGGGGTCAGAAAGGTTATTATACTCAGCTTCAAACTGATAAGTTCTATTCAGAAAATCAGCATTAGAGACTTCAACTGTTCTGATCCAATCTCCTGTGTAGACTCTGATAGTTTTACCCGTACCTGTGTCAGCAGAACCAATAGCATCAGTCCACTCATCCGAATAATTATCAAGAGTCAATTTAGCAGCTGCAATGGCGGTGATCCTTGCGAAGCCACTAAAACCAGCAGTAGCGAAGGAATATGCTGCATTAGTACTATCACCAACATAGATGTACTGCCCAACGTAAAATGTGGGTCTACCGTCAGTAATATCATCAGTGAAATCATAAGTCCCACCTGAGATTAAATTACCTTCAGTATCCACCTGAATATCTCCAGAAGCTCCCTGGAAACCTGCTACATTGAACCTTGCACCCGTAGGAGGAGTTTCATCAGAAAGGTTCTCTTCTACAAGAGTTTTTAAAGTAGTACTCGCAGCAGCAACTCTTTTTACACCGTTATTTGCGGAGAGAGAGAAATCTCTTGCAAAAATCAGTGTACCAGCAGTCAATGCAGTAGTAATTGTAGCATGAGTATAAGAGTCATCTGCGGTAGCTACAGCAGTGGGTTCAGCTTTATTCTGTTCCTTCCATACAGCAAAAGCAAAGCCATCAAAGAAATCCCTGAAGCTTGCTACAGTTAAATCACTATCAAAAGATACAGTCGCATCAAGATCAGTGATAGCCCCTTTACGTGGGGCGCGGTCATTGGAAATCGGATCTCTTGCTACAGTAGAAATGTTAGAAGCGAAATCTCCAATATCATTGGGTTCTATTACAGTCCATGTTGCCCCGGCGTCTACTTCACCGGGTGCTGTCTCGATAGCATAACTGATTATAGTCTCATTAGTATTTGCGGCGAATACTGCCATAATTCTGTTCCTTTCTGTTGTGGTTATTACTTAGTCTCATCAAACTGGTAATCAATAATTATATTAAATTGGAACCAACCGTCATTAGCGCCAATCTCTTCATAGACACCCTTTTTAAAGCAAATCTGTCCAAGTCTTTCTCCTTCAAAGATCCCAATAATCTCTTCACAAAGAGTATCCCCTTGGTTAGTCCCTGTATTCTCCTGGATAAAAACCTGACAAGAGATGAAGCCATATCTCTCCCACCTCCGGGACCCAATCCTTCCTAAAGTCCACTGCTGGGTGTTGTTATTTTTCACAATGAATCTAATCCACGGTTCATTGGAAGGTTTCTCGGAGGGAGTTAGAGGAGAGGTGCATTTATAGAATCCTTGGTTAGTTATATGAACAGGAGTAGTTTCATTAAACTCCTGAATGAAATAAGTAAGTATGGTCTTCTTAACTTCCTGCCGTGTCATTTCTTATTCCCCCTGATCCATACTTCACCAGCTTGAATTGCAGTTTCTCTAAAATTCTGAGCAGCTATAGTTGGAGTTCCATAGTTAACTGCTTCACCGTATTCGACGTTATTATTCCAATAGATGTTGGACTTGCTATACAAATCTTGTAGATTCAGGAAACTACTCCAGTTACTATCTCTTGTCGATGTATCCACATTTTCTTTACTACCAACCAGACCGGAGTACATTGAGTCCACTGTAACTATCCAATTAGCCCTTAAGTTCCCTGTTTGTTTAGGAGTACCACCAAGACCTTTAGGAGAGAGTAAAGAGCCTTGTACAGCTTCAGCAGTGCCTTTAATCTCCTGATTTAGCTCAGTCTTTACTTGCTCAGTCTCTTTTTCAAGATCAGCTAAGAATTGCTTAAGGTTGTTACTCATATTATCTACTTAAAGCTAATACCCATGTCTCTATTCTTTCACCGACGTAGATGGGTCTTTTATAAGTTATATTGTAGGTGATATCACCATCTAATATTTTATCAGATAGTGAAGGCTCAATAATAGCACCATTCTGATCTTCTGGGCCTATAACTAATCGGATAGAATCCATCATAATAAGTGTGTTATCTATTTCCTTCGAACTCCACTTGCCAGCATAGCCCAATATATCTTTTGTAACGTAAGTTGTGGATGTAGAAGTAGGATCAGTAGGATCAGGCACACTTGTTGGGATTCCAAGCTTAAAAGTCCGTCCGTAGGAACTGAGTAAACTATTTGTGTGATTATTGAACGCCATTAATCTTCTCTATTTTTTTAAGAATATCATTTGTATGCCAAGTTTGTTCGGATACATCTAATTTAAGAATCTCTATATCATTTTCTGCTGACATTAATCTTTTATCTGTTTTGTCCGCGTACTTCTCTTGCGAGGCTAAAAATTTACTATTGAATTCTATGAACCTCTTATCATTTTTATTAGCGTAGGTTTCGCAAGAAGTAACATGACTACTAATAGAATTAGCTTGTCCTTCCATTTTAACTTTCATACCAGCAACATCAGTCCCTATATTGTAGACAGTGTTGTGCATGAAAGTTAAACTCAAATGAACAGAGCCTATTAGAAAGGCGATCACCCAGTTCCATCTGTCCTTGATTAAAGCATTCTTTACCCTCTCAACCATGACACCCCTTAATCATCAACTAACACAATATCAAAACCAGCACTAACTGCTGCGCCAGTAACACCAACCGCTGTTACTTCCGTTGTCATTTTTATATCAGTCTTCTCAGGAAAAGGGCCTTCTGGTTCTGTGTAGAAGTGCTGGTATGGTATTGTACCGGCCCATGACATTCTATGCTTAAGATTAAAAACTTTACCGAAATTCCTTGTCTTTAATCGTATAATAATATTTGTATCTTTATTCCCGCCAGCACTACTTGCGTACCAATCTCTTATATACCCGGTCTTTCCTGCTGGTATAGTATAAATAGCCATTTCTGTTTGTTGTGCATCCGGGTGAATTACTGCTCTAAGTTTAGTTGGGTCATCTGGAACACCTGATGATGTAGATGAGTTCACAAAGCAAAACACATGTCCTGCTAAATCAGCAGAATTATCATTTTTCATTCTAAAAACTCTGATTAAAGGCACAGGGATTATTGCTGGTGTTTGTCCAGTCAGAGTGACTGTCTGAGTGATTAACTCCCAGTTTGTATCCAATCCCTGGATCTCTATATCCTGCGTATCCGCGTTATCTTCAGCAGATATCCGATCAATATCAGCAATAGTGCTAAAAGTATAAGTCATGGCTTCATAAGGTTCACCATCTTCAGCGCCATCCCACACATCAACTTCACCATCACCTTTATCAAAATCAAGAGCAGTCCCGAACTTATGTATAAAAGTCTTACCAGTTACTTTACCTTCGGCAATACTCAATCCAGAAGAATTATCACTGATAGCTAAATCTCCATCTTCAGTGACATTAACATTTTTGATGATTCCGTCCGGTGTCGATCCTTGTAATGTGGCAGAAGTTTCTTGAGCCTTTCTGATAGTTATGTTACTCAAACACACTTCAGAACCATTATTGAATTCAAGGACAACACCGTTGAAAGCTTTGGGTCCGAATTCAAGTAATGCACTATTGGGATCAAGGGATGTGAAATTCTTAGTGAATCTTACTGCTTCACCGGAGCCAAGAAGTTTTACAGTTACATCTGTACCAAAACCTTTAGATATATCATCGCAGCCTATGCCAATATCATGAGCATATATAGTCCTTTCAAACCATATTTTTATACTCTTTGGGTTATCGGAAGTCAGGTTTGTATTTACGGAAGTCAAGGAGTTAAAGTAGTCCAATACGGACCCAGTAAAATCACCATTATCCGATCTCTCAAGGTTTATATCTTTTACATAAGCACTATCGCTATCAGTGGCTAAAGGATATTGTACTGAGGTTCCGAAAGTATTAGTATAAGGCCCAGCAATCAGTGAGTTCTCTGTTACGGAAATTCTCCCAAGTTTAAGTGGATCTTCTTTCTGATTGCGGATATAAAGGCCATAAGTCGAATCAATTTTGACTACCCAAGGTTCGTTGATATAAAGGCAATGCCCTTTATCGTTTTCACTTGGGGTGCTCTCCGATATCATCATTTCTAATGGATAAGGAGTGACATTTTGCAC